ATCCCATCCATCCGCCCGTGCCCTGCATGGCGTTCTGCTTGGCATTCTGCACAGAAGCAAGATCCGATTTCTCTTTGTGCCGGAAAAGCGGCCGTGATGCGTTGGATGTGGCGGATCGAGGAGCGGGTTTGCACAGGTCTGAAATGCCCGACACCTCACCCTTCGCTACCAGCTTTGCGCCGTGATGTGGCGGCCTTTGAGAGCCCTTGTGGCTCTGTAAGGAAGGGCCGGACCTGCCGGACCCGTAAGCATCGGCAGAGGCACCGAGTGCTGACACGAAGGAGACAGGTACAAGGCTGACACCCGAGTAACCGAGTCCAGGATATTGAAGTGAGAAAACCTGCTTCATCGCTGCAACATGGTCGCCGGTTACGACATAGGTCTGAGCATATGTCCATCGAAGTCGTTCAGAATTGATCTCCGCAGGTACTGCGATAGTCCAGAGTTTTCCGGCCCACATAAGTTTATAATCCATTATATATTCATGTACTTGACTTCTTTAGCCGGTATACAGTAATTTTCATTTATCATAATAGTGTATGAGTTTATTACGCAAGTATCTTACTGGGAAAAATACTTCCAAACGAGCAAAAACTGTATATGTAAGAGGTTTGGGTGGATTAGGAAACTGTCTATTTCAAATTGCTGCTGCAATATACTATTGTGAAAAATATAACTACAACCTAGTCCTGATATATTCAGATTCATTATTATTTGGAACAAGTAATTTATTTGGTAAAACAAAGTGTTATCGCATCGGCACAATGTTTGTAACGTACGATAAAACAATATTTAGTAAGTTATCCTTTTCTCAATCTATAACAGAATCATATGATACAATTCATAATGATTATACATCCAACCGTATTACCCCATCGAATAATCTATTAATATCCGGTTATAATCAGAATTTAGGCCTATTTGACACTGTCAGAAATAAAATTACACAGTATTTTAATATCAATGATCCAGCAATAAACAAATATATTGCAGGAAAATATGGCAACGTATCAGAAGGAACTATCATCTGTATTCGACGTGGCAAAGACTTTGAAACCGTGAAATATCCCACTAATGATTCATATTTAAAAGCATTGGACTATCTGAGAAAAAGTAATAAAATTACGGGGAAAATCTATATACTGAGTGATATTCCGATAAATGATCAATTCGGTACAGAGTGCACAATAGTGGATGAATGTGATATTGTTCAACTCCAGTTTGGAGTCTCGTGTAAAAATTATATCTTAAGTGAAAGCACATTCCACTTATGGATGGCGTATTTTGGAACAGATTTTGGTAAAAAACAAGAAAAGACAGTTATATGTTATAATAATTCCGGTATTGCATCACTCTGTTTGGAAAATTGGATACGACTAGATTTCTAAATTATTCATCTAATATAGACATGGAGGTTAAGCCGTATTGGATTCTCGTAGCCGGTCTTGTTGTCCTCTTGCTATTTGTGATCATGATCAGATTGCCGAGACACAGGCGCCTTGGACCTGGAGGTACCCAGCATAGAAGAAGCAGTCCTTGGCTAGGGCCTGGGGGTACGGAACGTCACCACCTCCTCGGGTCTTTCTTTGGTTCTAATACTTATGCGCGCATAAGCGAAGGGTTCGCGTCCGTAGGGGGCGGTGCAACATTCACCATGTTCGGCGTCGATTGGTGTCCGCATTGCGTCAAGGCGAAGCCACTCTTCGAGTCGCTCGGCCCTACAACGACCATCGGCGGGCAGTCCGTGACCTGCCGCTACGTAAATCCTGAGTCCGACAAGGCGGCTGCGAAGGGGTTTGAGATTGAGGGCTACCCGACGTTTTATCTGGAGAAGGCCGGCAAGAAGATAAAGTACGGGGGGCCACGTACGGCGGAGGGATTCCACGCTTTTCTGGAGTCAGAGCTTTCAGCCTAAATGCATTCCATGCTGCAGCGGCGGCCACTCCTTCTGTTAATAATCCGAAACGAATCTCGGTTGAGATATGAAAATCCATAAATCCGACTGAACTATTATTCACGGCTATCCAGTGTCTGGGTGTATCGACCGTCTTATTTTTTGCGATTATATTTCCCAGTGCCGATATATAATCACCAAATGACGCAATAGTTCTTCTCTCTTTTCGTCCACAAATATCGGTATCAGAACAGATAACAACAAGTGTGTTTGCCTTATCTTCAACAGTGGCCCATGGATAGGTCTCTATGAGGCCGCCGTCGCAAAACACCTCCCCCTCCCTATTTCTCCATGGTGTGAAATACAAGGGTATGGCACAAGAGGCCCGCACTGCATCTATAAGTAGCATATCCGGCGTATTCTGGGCATTAAATGCAACTAATTTCCCGCATGTCAGATTCGTAGCGGTGATCGTAAGCGACACGCCTGGACGCTCTTGAGAAAGATCTGCAAAGGTCCAACGTGAGCATCCAGGCTCCCATGTATCAATAAATTTACTCATGATCCCTGACAGTTTATTTCCGGAATTGACACCAAGATTACTCTGAAAATCAACGATCAGCTCCTCATCAATACCTGCAAATATTGACATATCAAAATGCTGCACGAGGTCGTATATCCATGATGATGAGCAGCCGATAGCACCGAGAACAGCTATAAAAGAACCACCCGAACAGCCGTACCAATTGCGCACCTTATTCAACATGTCGCAACTCAGAAGATGGGATAATACGCCTAAGTGACCAACTGTCCGCGCACCGCCACCGCTAAAACTGACACCCGTTGGCTTCCATATATCCATTCCTCTAGCTAAGACAAGGGAGATGTCGCAGCAGCCTACACCGCAGCTGACACCTGCATCGTTATTTGATAATCAGGCAAAGATGGATGCAATGCGGCTTGAAGTCTATAATAAGATTCTGGGAACGGTGCATCAGAAGATTAAATCCCATTCGACACTGCCGAATTCATCGCAGATGACGAGCTTTGATGTCCCTGAATGGCAACCCGGATGTCCTCGGTTCGACGTGAAGGACTGCATCCTCTATATTGTATGGAACCTCAGACATTCGGGATTTAAGGTTCTCTATGTTTCGCCGAATCGACTTCTCATCTCTTGGAAAGAGCAGTCAATACAGTATTATCAGGAAGAATCGCCTATCCGGCAGGCGATGATTGCGACGGCCAATGCGGCACCCGAACCCAGACAGCCGGCTGCTGTTAAGACCGATAAGAAAAAGCCGTCGAATTACAAGCCGGCGGCAGAAGGCGTGGCCGGCATGCTGGCAAGTGGTGCAGCGAATAAGCGCGGCGTATCCACTATTACATTCATCTAAATCTCCATCTCCTGCCTCGGCCGCCACCCGTGAGCGACCAGGAAGAGGTAGAACCTCTGCTACCACTACGTGCTGCAAGGGCAATCGACGTTGCACAGCGTAGCAGTGTATCAATGGCCAGTATAAATAACAGACCGATCGCAATAAACAGAAACAGTTCGGCCGTACTCTGCGTCGGGCTAGCCGAAGACGAAGACAGTGACTCCAGCTGACGTGTCAGTGCGTCGAGGCGCTGATTGATATCGCCCTGCACAGGAGAAGAAGGAGGAGCAGAAGCAGGCGGCTTAATCTGACGCCAAAGCGTAGATTTTCCTGCTACAGATACGGTACCATCCGGACGTGGAAGAGGTATATCTGATCCTTCGAGAGTGAAGGCCTTCGACCAGTCGGCCGACTCACCGGGGATTGGGAAGAAATCATTCAAGGCGACGGCTGCATCGGGCCTGACAGCATCCGACGGTGGCGGCCCCATAGCATCAGGCACATCATTCGCCTCTGATAGTGATCCAGATAGCGGACCAGGCACAGCCCGAACCTTATCCTTTTTTTTATCCTTTTTGCCAGGCATTACTGGTCCCGCAAAAGCCTCATCTAGCGAACAAAAAGCGCTACTCATATCCCCTAATGGGGGACAAGATCTTATGCCAAACGTTTAATCTTACCGTCAGTTAAGGGATGACGGATAGAATTCTATGGATCATAATGATCATCGGTATCATACTTGTGTTTGTTGCATGGAGATTCGACTATAGATCAAGAGAATCATTCATCACGATGGGCGGCTTTACAGGTGTCAGTCTTTCCAATCTCACAACGCAGGCACTGGATGCTGCACCAACGACCTCTGAAGCCAAACAGCACTATAAGAATCTGCTGCTCTTTGCGGATGACGACATTCGCAAGCAGGGGACACAGGGTCTTCGCATTCTGGCAGATTTTCGTGATCGCGTGTATGGTAAACGCGACTTCCGCGACAATCTGGTAGTAGAGGATTTCCTGGCCAACTGGCCTGCCTGGATGCCGCCGTTAGACACAACGATCAAGGAGCCTGTACCCGATTCATCCGTGGCCGTCACTGCCGAGTCGCAGTTGTTGGCATATTTACAGAAGAACTTCCCGCAAGAGAACATGGTCGATGAACAGACGGGGTCCACAATTCGCAATCTGGTAGAGGATTTCGGGTATCGGTTTGTATTCAAACAGGGTCTGGAAACTGTCGCACTGGCCCCGGATTTTTTGGCGCAGCCCTTGCTTAAGGGATGGACAAATCCTGCTTCTAGAGCATAGGATGTCGGATGATGCAAAACAGTGCCCCTGGTGTGAGCGATGGTGCCTAAAGGACGCTGCGTGCAACTATATCTTCGCGTGCGGGCTGCAGACGGGTATAAACCGGTTTGTAATTGGTGCAGGATGCGGACGCTCATGGTGCTGGGAATGTGGTAAGAAGTTCTGTGGTATCTATACGGATCCGGTTACGGGGCGCAAGTGTAAGGACGCACGGGAGAATCACGATGCACACTGTTGCAAACAGGAGTCGGGCTACATAGAAGCAGATTACTGCCCTGGAGGACATAATTCGCACTGTGCAAAGAGATAAGCGAAGATGACAAGCGCAGCGCGTCAATCTGAGCGAATAGCGTCAATCTGAGCGAACAGCGTCAATCTGAGCGAACAGCGTCAATCTGACTTGCTGTGCAGCCAAAACGATTTTGACCAACCAAAGCAGAGGACTATGAGTATGCCCCCACCACCAATGCCACCGCGTCTCCACTGGTCGCCAGTCGAACCATCGTGGATTGTAAGCACGGGTCTCGTTATTCTAGCTGTGCTACCGCATCAGATACCGGCTACAGGACGGCGTGTCCTGGAACACCCGATCGGCGGCCTCGTGTTCGCAGCTCTGAGCGCTTATGTTGCCTGGAAGCTGCCCGTGCTTGGCGCGGCCATGTTCATTTTCCTGGCCGGTGTTGTCCTGCATGCACATCCTATAGAACCATTTGCTGCAACAAATCTAAATAAGGATCGTGTACAGCGTAAGAACAAATGGCTAGATGAAGAAGTACTAATGGAAGATCCGCATGGCATCCAGGAGAGAACAGAGAATCCGGTACTGAGCTTCGACGAGGTAATGGATGATCAAGTGGATCAATGGCATGGCGAGGGCGCGCTCAATGAGCACCCGCACGCCATACAGGACAAGGCTGTACCAAGGGTTCCAGAATATGATGAGGGGGGGTCATCTTATGGTCGCCGATAAAATCAATGCTACCGATAAGGAATGAACTTCTTGTTAGTATTGGCCCACCAACCGCTGTTCAGGCTCATCGGTGCGATCATTGTGCTTCTCCTGACTGATATGAAGCCGGCCTACGGTTTAATCGCAGGTCTCGTTTGGATCTCCTGGGTCTTCATGGGGTTCAAGAGCCACGATAGCCGGCATATCTTTTTTTAGCCACCCTTCAGTAAGGGATGGTTAAGCAACAGAAGGTAGAAGCAGAAGCAGAAGCAGAAGCATCAGTGTCCGATAGTCTGCTGTACTCCATACACGATATCAATATGAACCCCTACCTGTTAGGTTTTGCCTACATCCTCCTGAATCTGGGTGGCCGCTTCATGGTGCTGTCGGTCACTCCGGCACAAGAGGCCTTTCTGCAGAATATTGTATTCCGACCCCTGCTGCTCTATGCCATTATGTTCATCGGAACGCGAAACTTGGTTGTCGCGTTCTGGCTAACATTGGTTGTTCTGATCAGTTTGCATTATCTACTCAATGAGAATTCGGATTGGTACTTGTTGAAGCCGCATCATATTAAACATTCAGGTTCAGCGTAGCACCGACGGGCGCGGCAACATTCCGGCGACGACCACGGCGACGCTCCGTGTTCATCGTGCTCTCAGTACCAACACTCTGACCATCCGATCCGGACCCGAGGGCAAACTCGGCTAGGGGATCCATCTCCGTGCCGACGCCCTGACGGCCTGTACGTGGCGGCGTGGGCGGCGGGCCCGCTGGCGTGAAGACCGTCGAATGCTGGGGTGCAACAGGTGCGGAGGCCGCATTCGCCCGCTCCACCTCGAATGCCTTGAGGATGTCATCGACGCCGGTGGGGCCGCGCATCTCACGCCGAGCTCTTGGTGCTGGCACCGACATATCGGCTTCTGGGGCAGAAGGAAACGCTGCTGCAGCCACATTGAACGGCACACGTGTCTCACGGATAGGCGGCGGCTCCATAGAGAAGCCCTGCGGCTGCACAGGGAAACCCATCGGCTGAGGAGGCTGGCGGGGAGCAAAGCCACTGGCCGCGTTCATGAAGTTACCGAGGCCGCCGCCCATCTTCGCCGCCGCTGCCTGTGCAAACTGCCTCTGCAACTCGGGATTCTCATTCAGCAGATCAGCCATACCAGGAATCCCCGAACGCTCCGCCATCGAATTTGTAAGATGGTACATAGTCGCCGATACGCCCAGTGTCCCCACTAGACGCATCAGCGGATGCATCTTCGCTGAATCCTTGTACATATCGTACAGCTCTTCGAAGATCTCATCGAAATCCTCCACATTCGTATGTACGGACTCGGACCAGCCCTTGAGTCGCGGCTTTACGGGCAGCTTGTTACCGAACTTGTCATTCACCATCTCCACGCCAGTCACGAAGGTCATAAGCGCATTACGCTGGAAACGGATCGATGCCTCGAGATTACGAGAATCTGTTAGCTTATCGTGTTCGGCCTTGATATCGGCAAGTGAGTTGGACATCGTCATGCGTACGCCACGAATATCATTGGCTTCTAGGCGCCGAAGCTTCGTCAGGTACTTCTGCTTCTCGGTGTTCTCCTGTTCGGGGGTCATTGTCGAGGCATTTGATACAACATCGTCACTAAAGTTGGAACCGGTGTTGATCACAAAGGGCACTTCGACCTCACGATTAATGCGAATATCATTGGCACCGGGACCTGCATCCAGGTTCACAACATCGAGATCGTCGATCGGTCTGATCTGAATGCGTGGTATATCATTGTGCGACGGGCCACTAGGAGTACCGATATTCATCTGTCGGTTACTCTTGGGGCTCGGGGCAATCTTGTTAGGATTCGCCATGAGGTTCATGCCGAGGTCATCGCCGAGCTCCACAATGTCATCTCCGCCGATATCGATCTCCTTAGCACGGGAAGCAAAGGATGCCAACTCAGCCGTGGAAGGCTTAGATCCGGTGCTCTCTGCGAAATGTACGCTCATATCGTTGCCTTAGGGGGAGAGCTTTAATTGGGAGGTTGAACGACAAGCGGTTTTGACCGGCAAAGCGACTGCAAGAAGTGATTGCGTCAAAAACTGCGACTGCCAAATTTCGCACCATACAATAAGGGACACATGTTGCAACTAACATCGATGTTATTCGCAACAAATGCAGCACATGCGCTAACCACGCGCCATTTATTTTACGCCACTTTACTCATATTTCTTACTGCAACTTCTATTATATGGCATTCCATCAAAAATGATCCAGCATTGGAATCTAAACGATTAATTTTCTGGTCGGATCAGTTCGCTATTTGGTCAGTAGCAATTATGAGTATATATTATGCCAGTCAGATAAGAACTGAATACAGATTTTTATGCACAACAATGTTATTAGTTATGGTGGGCCTCGGTATCTATTTGACAGTCGACTGGTGGAATAATAATGAGAACCTAGAATGCCATTCTGCGATGCATGCAGTTGGTTCTATAACATCACACTGCATCATGTTAGGGCTTGCCTCCGTCTAGACACATCAAAAAGGCATCGGCCAAGTCATCCTGCTTGGCCTGAGAAAGCCACCACGCCAACTTATCCGCTGCAGCAGGACACCCTTTGAGTACGTCAGTGACCTTCATAATGGCCGCAAGTTTCCGTGATCGTTTGGCATCCTTACCTACACCGGCGTCGGTGCCCCGTGTTTTAATTCCCGCATTCGCAAACTCAATGGTGCCGGTCCAACTCTTTTCTGTACGTAGCCGATGATCAACTAGCGTGAAAAGCATAATCTGAATAGACTTCATATGGGGCGCAAATTCAGATGGCTGATTCTCGATACGAATGCGACTGGCGGCTGCGAGATGACCGAGTTCGGCCGTCAAACAGATCTCCATTGCCGCGAGAATCGCTTGGAGGCTCACACCCTTGGCCTTAGGCGCATTGTAGGGCATGAGACGAATCTCTGCCGCCTTGGCCTCTAGTGCCGCCTTGGATAACCGTTTGGCTTCGGCAGTCGTGAGGCCCAACGGACCTGCAGACGCCCAGGCCCTCCAATCGACCAACTTTTTCCCTGATATATCCAGGACAGGTTTCGCTGACTTCTTTGCACACTTTTTACACAGTAGCTTTGCTGCGGATCTATCCTGCCAGGATGCAGGGCCACCACACGGGCACCGTGTTTGGCTCTGTGATTCGGCCCCATCGGCCAACAGATTCAGATTAGCCCATCGCTGCATCGTGACTAAAGAGCCAGAGGCGTCGAAGGTCGCCACACAGTAGCTCAGATTCTTGATACCGAGATCGAATGCGGCAATTGTCTGCATGTTAGTCTGGAATCACCATCTTTTTAGCCTTTAACAAAAGCAAAAAAGATTGCGCCGAACGGGAATCGGACCCGTGTTGAGGGTTTGTTTCGCCCTGCTAAAGCAGGGCTTAACTTACTCAAGGCCCTGCTACGCAGGACCGAGGGTTCGTTTCCATTTGGAAATCCCTTATTCTACCACTAAACTATCGGCGCTCTTTTGCGATTTACTGTTCGCGTCAGTGTTAGTCCATGCGGGGATCGAACCCGCGACTTTGGCGTTTCATTATAACAAAGGATGCATTTCGTATAGATAAATCTATAAGCACCACGCTCTACCAACTGAGCTAATGGACTATCGCTCGCTGCGCGAGCGTCGTTCGCCTCCTGCGAACTTTACCCCAGGTGGGAATCGAACCCACGATCTTCGGCTGACTGGGCATGACGTAGGAGTATCGTCAATGCGAAGGAACGTATGTCATTTAGAAGGCCGACGCGTTATCCACTGCGCTACTGGGGCATGTTTTACTACAAGATCACGGCTTTAGCCCGTCACCTTTTGCCGACCCTCGACCGGGTTAAACAGAAGCACCACCAGTCCTGAAACAGTGAGCACAATCCCTAACATATGTCCAGAATGATATTTCTCCTCAAAGACGAAATAACCCACTATGAATAGCGCCAGCAAAGAAAATGACTTTATCAGAATATTATTAACAAACGGCGTATTAAAGTTTTTCTCCAGGTGGAAAAACCACAGCGACGAAATCACTGTAAATCCCGCCAGAACGATTAGTGCAGCAATCTGCGTATACGATAATTTACAGCAATTTTCGTAAGACTTCATAATGACGTGATTATGATACATATAATTGTATGCAAAGTATGCACATATAAAGATGGCAATTAGAAGCGAATTAACAAACAAGAAATCGATGGGTTCTAACACATCATAAATATATTTGCGAAAATACGGGCGCACCGAGCCAAGCGTTGTGATCCCAAGAAAATACGGTAACATCCCCCCTATTAACCGAATAGAAGTTTATCTATCGTTGTTCGGACACAAAATAATCGATGCAGCAGAATGCCAATGAGAAATAATCCACCTAGAATAGGCCAGATAGACCATTCCGTAAGCCAGGCTATTAGGATACCAGCAAGGATTGTTAGGATCACGTCGACAATGGCGAGGCCCAGAAATCTATACGAATGAGCACCCTTACCTAGCGCACCGAACATATCCTTGTACTGACATAATCCGGCCATCCTACTATGGTGAATTAAATGCTTCTGATAAACTGCCAGCGCATCTCCTGACAGATCTTCTGCCACACCTGATCCTGCTGATACAGCTTTTCACGCGACTTCAGTAGCTGGAAACATGGTAGAAACTCGTCCATCTCCAGGAGCTGACAGAGCTTGTAAAGTACATAGGGATATGACAAGAAATTCGACCGATTGGCAGGACAATATTTGATGAAGGCCGGCTGGATCTCTTTAAACATATGCTGCAGTTTCTCCTCCATTTCCTTTGACAGCGTAAGCATAGTCATCTGCTGCTGAATCCGATTCTTGATCTGCTGCACGTGATCGTACATCTTGGCGAATTTTAGCTTCTGCAGCACTTCGCGGATCTTATCCTTCTTAACCTTTTTCGGGTCTGAGATACGCTCCTTTCGCAGTTCGCGCATAACGGACTCAATGATATCCTGGGGGATATCCGTGTTCTCTTTGGCCTGGAACTGCGCTAACCACTCGTTGAAGTGGTTGATCTTCTTGTAAGCAAAGTAGGTGATTTCCCGTGGCGGGTCCTTGTAACTCGGCTTCTCTGAATCAATCAGGATGAACTCCTCATAACCACATCGCGGACAACCAAGCAGTGCCTCATTCTGAAAAAATGTCATTTCCACATCACATGCGGGGCATGAACCCCAGCCAGGTTCAATACCGGAACCAGGCATGATCCCTCCCTTGATCGCATACGGCTCAACTACGGCCAGATACTTTTCTAACATCTTATCACGATTGAGTCCATCTGTCGATGAGATATCACTCGCCTTATGACGGGCTTTGGCCGCAACGGTCGGAGACTGTTGCGAATCATGGATAGAAGGCTGTTCAGCGGCCTCTGTGAAATAGCTCAACACGGAGTTAGTGGGCATACGGATCGGGGCCGCCGCAATACTAACATGGCCGGTTGCCAAGGATTCCTGTGCATCAAAATACTGGAATAGCATGTCACCTACATCCAGGAAATAGTCAAGACGGCTATCATCGGACTTGATCGCCTTGATTTTCTTGCGCGTATCCTCGACAGAATCGCTAAGCTGCCGCCACTCATCGCTAAATGTCGCTGATTCCGGTAGCCCGTCCATCTTCGCCTCAAGGGCGGCAAGCTCATGTTCGAGCTCACCGAGAGTCTGCTTGGTCGTCGTAAAATCCTTCATCTTCTGCTGGTGATATGCCTCCAGTGTCGTTGCACGCGCGACAGGTCGGGCCTTGGCATCAGAGATCGTATCACTGATAAGTACATCACGTATGGACATTCTGCTGTTTGTCAGAGTAGCAGGCTTTAGGTCTTCTCTCCGGTAAAAAAGCGTTATAAAATCAAAGCACATCTATTAGAGATGACCCAGGGTGGATTGATGCAACTTGTCGCCTACGGCGCGCAGGACGTCTATCTGACGGCCAACCCCCAAGTTACGTTTTTCAAGCAGCTCTACCGGCGCCACTCGAACTTTGCCATGGAGTCGATTGAGCAGGTCTTTAACGGCGTGGCCAACTTCGGCAAGAAGGTACAGTGTGTCATTGCCCGCAACGGCGATCTTATCCATCGCATGTATCTGCAGGTGACGCTACCTTCTGTCGATCTGAATGACCCCTCTGTCAGTGATGCATCGGGCGATCAGTTCCGCTGGCTGAACTGGGTGGGACATAATCTGATCAACAATGTGTATATTGAGATCGGTGGTCAGCAGGTGGATAAGCATTATGGTGACTGGCTCCATATCTGGAACGAACTCACACGCACGGCGGGGAAGCAGGCCGGTTATGCGGAGATGGTGGGCAATGTGCCTGAACTCACGAATCTGATCACTAAGGTGGGGGCGGACGGTGGCTGCACAAACCTCTGCCTGGGGGGCGACCCGCATTCGAGCAATGAGGCCCGCAGTTGCTGTCCCGAATACACACTATATATCCCCTTCCAATTCTGGTTTAACAGACACGCGGGTCTAGCGCTGCCTCTTATTGCATTGCAATATCATGAAGTCCGCCTGACTGTCGAAATGAATCAGCTCCAGAATCTGATCTGGACGAATAATCCGCTGATCCTGGATGCCGTCAATGCCACGGGCCTGGTCGCAGCATCGATCTATGTGGATTATATCTATCTTGATACGGACGAGCGCCGTCGCTTCGCGCAGGTAGCCCATGAGTATTTGGTGGAACAGCTCCAATTTACGGGTGACGAATCCATCACATCGGCATCGAACAAAATTAAGATGTCTTTCAATCATCCGTGTAAGGAGATTATCTGGGTCGTGCAGCGGGATTCATTCATATCCTGTGTGGGCTCCGTGATTGATCCGTGGAAGGGGCAGCAGCCGTTTAACTATTCGGATTATTGGGATCGCGCTGCCCTGGAATCGGGTTACTCTATTTCTACCGTTGAGGGCCTGGCGGGCTACAATCCGGTGGCCGTCGCAAATATCCAGCTGAACGGCCAGGACCGCTTCAGCCAGCGTGAGGGTCCGTATTTCAATCTCGTGCAGCCATTTCAGCACCACACGAATATACCGGCTGTCGGCATCAATGTGTACTCTTTTGCACTCAATCCAGAGGATCATCAGCCGAGTGGCACCTGTAACTTTTCGCGAATAGACACGGCTTCTCTACAGCTCACCGTCACGAATAACACAGTTGGTAACGGAAATACGGCAAAGGTCCGCATTTACGCGACCAACTACAACGTGCTTCGCATTATGGCGGGCATGGGCGGATTAGCTTACAGCAATTGAGGTCGATAAAAACCAGGCACCTTAGTAGAGCTCCCAAATCTCCCGGATCTCTCAATCTCCCGGATCTTTCGGATCTCTTGGATCTTTCGGATCTCTCAGATCTCCGGATCTGGCCAAAATAATTTTAGATCCGTAAAGTATAAGCTATGACATC